TACTGATTCAATATCAAATAATATATTTCATATAGGTACATTACAAAGAGGTGGCGGATTCGAAACTTGGTATGAAGGAAGAATAGGGTTATTGAAATTATATAATAGAGCATTAACCTCACAAGAAATACTTCAAAACTATAACGCAAATAAAAGTAGGTTTATATAAATGGCATTTAGATATTCACCAAAAATAGTAACAAATGGATTAGTTCTAGCATTAGATGGAGCTAATCGAAAATCAAATCCTGGTAGTGGAACTACTTGGACAGATTTAAGTGGAAATGGTAAAGATGGTTCATTAGCTAATGGTGCTTCATTTCAAACTACAAATGGTGGGAGTGTTGCATTTGATGGTGTTAATGATAGAGTAACTTTATACGCATCCAATCAACTAATAGGAAATCAATATGCAACATTAGAGGCGTGGATAAAAAGTTCAGATGATGGAACTGGAAGTGGTAATTATGGAAATTTTTTAGGAACAAGAGTAGGTCAAAATATGAGTATTAATAGATATTCAACTACGAATACTGCAGTATTTTTAACAGATTTTACATCAGGAAACTTGAATGCTCCAATTGGTAGTATAAATGTTTTTGACCAAAATTGGCATCATATAGTTGGTGTAAATAATTTTGGAATATGTTCATTATATGTAGATGGCACATTGGAAGGTACTAATTCTACGAAAAGCGGACAGAATATTGATTTAAATGCTGAAGTGATGGGAATAGGAAATGACCCTCATAATACTTCAAGAACATTTTATGGTGAAGTTGCAATTGCACGAATTTATAATAGAGCATTATCAACATCAGAAGTTCTTCAAAATTACAATGCAGTAAAAAGTAGGTTTGGATTATAACAATCCACCATATTTATATACAAACACTAAGGAGATTTAAATGGCAGTTAATATTCCAATATGGCCAGGTTCATCATCATTCTTTCCTGATATGACACCATTTGGTTATTATGATAATGATTATGAGTTTCAACAAGATACTGATAAAGTAGCATCTTGGTGTGCCAAACGATTGGGATATCCAATTGTTGATATTGAATTACAAGATATTAATTTTTATGCTTGTTTTGAAGAAGCTGTAACGGAATATTCAACTCAGGTAAACCAATTTAATATTAGAGAAAATTTATTAAACCTTAAAGGTGCTCCGACATCATCAAACCTATCACAAACTCAACTTAATGCAAACTTAGGTGGTTTGGTATCACTTGCAAAAGATTATGGTTCAGAAGTAGGTAGTGGTGGTAGAGTAACTTATTATACAGGTTCATTTACCCTTTCAGCAGGACAACAGGTATACGATTTAACAGACCCAACAATCACTACATTAGAAAGTGGTTCGGCAGGAACTGATGAAATTGAAATTAAAAAAGTTCTTCATAATGCACCACCTGCAATGGTAAGATACTTTGACCCATTCGTAGGTACTGGATTAGGTTCACAACAAATGATGGATACTTTTGGTTGGGGTAATTACTCACCAGGTGTTTCATTTATGATGCAACCACTTTATGATGACTTACTAAGATTACAAGCTATTGAATTTAATGATATGGTTCGTAAATCTCAATATGGATTTGATATACAAAATAATAGAATTAGAATCTTTCCAAGACCAGAAGCGGCTGAAGAAGGAACAAAAGTATTCTTTCATTATATTTTAAATTCGGATAGAAGTAATCCAATCATATCAAATTCTGTTATATCTGATTATTCGAATGCACCATTTGATAGAATTACATATACTCGTATCAATCACGTTGGTAAGAGATGGATTCAAAAATATACTCTAGCATTGGTAAAAGAAATGTTAGGTGCAGTTAGAGCTAAGTTCTCATCAATTCCAATTCCAAACTCAGAAGTAACTTTGGATGGTTCTGATTTAAGAAGTGAAGCTACAACTGAAAAAGAAGTTTTAATTGCAGAATTAAGAGAGAATTTGGAAGCAACATCTCGTAAGGCGTTGTTGGAAGCTCAAAAAGATGAATCTGAATTTATGGAACAAACACTTAATAGAGTTCCAAGAGCGATATACATAGGATAATTATGGCTTTATTTGGTGGACAAAGAGATATGAGTTTATTCAGAACATTGAATAAAGAACTTATCAATGATATTATTGATACAGAAGTGTATTACTATAAAATCATATTGGATGAAACTAAAGTAAATATGTATGGTGAAGGTAAGAATAAATCTTATTATGCACCAATAAAAGTTCCATGTATTATAGAAAGAAGTGATAATTCAGCAGTATATGATGATTTTGGTTCTGATTATACAAGAGAAGTTCAATTCCGATTCCTTAGAGATACATTAGTAGAAAAGAATATTTACGCAGAAATTGGTGATGTAATTGAGTGGGATAACGAACAACACATTGTAGATGTAGTAGTTGAAAACGAATACTTTGCTGGTAAAAACCCATCGACATGGGATGGTGGTGATACACAAGGTTATAATGTTGCAATTGAACTAACAACTCACGTTGCTAAAAAATCTCAACTTAAAATTAGAGATGATTTTAGAGTGGGTATTAACAAAGATAATAACGATTTACCTGTAGGTATATAATATGGCAAGAACATATAGAAATGATAGAGATGAAAAAGTTGATTTGAAGAGAACCCAAAGTTCTTTTTCAGATGACCCTAAATTGAATAAAGCCAAACAAGTATCGAGAAGAAATGATGATACTAAAGTTCCTACAGTTGGTATTTACGATATTGATTTAGCATTTAAAGATTTCTTAGAAAAAGATGTTAAACCAACTATTACAGAAGATGGTAAATTTATACCTGTTCCTGTAATGTATGCATCTCCTGAAAATTGGACATCAGCACAAAGAGATGGTTTTATGAAAGATTCAAAGGGTAAAATTCTTACTCCTTTAATTTCATTCAAAAGAAACTCGTTGGATATTAATACAGAATATTCAAAATTGAAGGTTTTAACTGATGAAGATACATCAAGAACATTCGTAAAAAAATATGGAAAAGAAAATCGCTATGATGCGTTTTCACAATTGGTAGACCAAAAGCCAGTTGAAGAGAGATATATTATTGATACACCTGATTATGTTAACATTCAGTATGATGTTATTATATGGTGTAACTATATGGAAGATTTAAATAAAGTAGTTGAACAAATCATATACTTTCAAGGTGGTGCATTTGGACAAAGATACAAATTCCAAATCAAAGGAGAATCTTACTCATTTGAAACAACGAACGGTGTTGGTGAAGAAAGATTAGTAAGAAGTAATGTAACTCTTACCACTAAAGCATACTTAGTACCAGAACACAAAGGTAATACAGTAAATGCTCAAAAAGCATTCGGAACATCAAAAATTGTTTGGAATACTAAACTTTCAGAATAAATTATCATATTTATATACAGAATTAATAATTTATAAAAACAAAGTGTTATGGCAGAAGTTAATAAGGTTGGTGAAAAGACCGTAATTAAATTTGAAAAAGAAGAAATAGAGAAAATCCAAAAGTTTAAAAACGATTATGCAGATGTAACTGCTAAATTAGGTGAATTGGAAATTGAACTACTTGTTTTCGAACAACAAAAGAAACAACTTGATTCTTACAAAGAACAACTTCAACAGAAATACCTACAATTAAGAGGTGATGAAGTTAAGTTGGCAAATGAGTTAAAAGAAAAGTATGGAGATGGTGAGTTCGATATAAATACAGGTATATTCACTCCTAAGAGATAAATATTATCGTTTCGAATTTTTTTAGGTATTTATTAGTATAAAAGAAACCAAAATTTAAATAGGAGAATTAAATGGCAGAAAGAATAGTAAGTCCTGGAGTATTTACAAGAGAAAAGGACTTGTCATTTCTACCTCAAGGGATTGGTGAAATTGGAGCAGCATTAATAGGTTCAACTGTAAAAGGGCCTGCATTCGTTCCAACTCAGGTACAATCTTTCCAAGAGTTTCAGCAAGTATTCGGGGGTTTGACATTAGATTCATACCTACCTTACACTGCTCAAGCTTATTTGGAAGATGCTGGAACTGCAACAATCGTAAGGGTATTAGGACAAGATGGTTATACTCTTGAAAACCCAATCGCATTACAAATCTCATCATCAAACGGTGAGTATGTTGCAGCAGTATTACACCCAACTACAGGTATCACATCTGATACAGATGTATTTCTTGGAAGTTCGGTAAATAGTGTAACAGCATCATCATTCGTATTAACTGTATCTGGTTCAGAGGCAGTCGGAGCAAATTATTCATCTTCATTGAACCCAACAAATGCTAATTATATTACTAAAGCATTTGGATTCTCACCAAGAGGTTCGGAAGATGCATATGTTTACTCAAACTTTAAAGTATTCCAATCAGCATCATTTGCAACTGGTGAAGTAGTAACTGTAACCGCATTAACTGCATCTGATATTGATTACTCAAAAGCATATACTGAAGCTTCAACCCCTTGGATTACATCACAAAAAGTTGGTGGTAACACTACAAACTTAATTAAATTCCATACATTATCTCATGGTAATGCTACTAACTACGAATTTAAAATTGGTATTCAAGATGTTAAACCTGCAGGAACTGTAGCTGGTTCTGAGTATGGTTCATTCACAGTAGTTGTAAGAAGAGTAGACCAAGATAAAATCAATGGTTCACCATTTGTAGGTGTAGTTGATTCAGATATTAGACCTAATTTAGTGGAACAATTCCAAAATGTAAACTTAGACCCTGATTCTCCAAACTATATCACAAGAGTGATTGGTGATAAGTATATTACAGTTGATGCTAATGGAAAATTATCAACTAATGGTGATTACAACAACAATTCTGCTAATATTAGAGTTGAAGTTTCAACTGCAGTTAACAATAAAGCAATTGACCCATCATTAGTACCATTCGGATTTGCAGCATTACAAAATCCATTTGGAACGGCATTCTCAATTCCAAACCCAACTTATGTATCAGCTCAAACAATTAATGATTCATATAACAGTAGAAAATTCTACGGATTTAATTTTGATTTCGCTACAACTGATAACTTAGCTTACTTAGCACCTACTCCTGATTCTGCAACGGCAACTGCTGGAACGGCATTCTATTTAGGTGATTATTCACAGAATAGTGGAGCTAATTATCCATCATCAGCATCTCCATATACTGGTTCAATTGATTTGAGTGATTCTAATACTTCATTAGATTCTCGTAAGTTCTTAGTACCATTCCAAAGTGGTTTTGATGGATACAAACCAAATAGAATTGTTTATACAGGTGGTGATATCATCGCAGGTAATACACAAGGATATGATTGTTCTTCAAACACAGCAACTGGTACAGTAGCATTCAGAAAAGCTATCAACTCAGTATCTAATCCTGATGAATTTGATATCAATATGTTAGTAATTCCTGGTCTTATCCATAGATTACACTCTTCAGTAACAACATTTGCTAAAGATATGTGTGAAGATAGACAAGATACATTCTTTGTAATGGATGCATCTGCATGGGGTGATTCAATTTCAACTGCAACAAACGCAGTTCAAGCATTTGATTCAAATTATGTAGCATCTTACTATCCTTGGGTTAAGATTCTGAATACAGATAAAAACAAACCAGTATGGGTGCCACCATCAGTAGTTCTACCAGGCGTTATAGCATTTAACGACCAAGTAGCCGCTGAGTGGTTCGCTCCAGCAGGTTTAAATAGAGGTGGTTTAACTTCAGTTATCGAAGCTAAGACACGATTGACAAGAGTAGAGAGAGATTCACTTTACGAAGGTAGATTGAACCCAATCGCTACATTCCCTGGTCAAGGTGTTACGGTATTCGGACAGAAGACACTACAAGCTAAACCATCTGCATTGGATAGAATCAATGTAAGAAGATTGTTAATCGCTGTTAAGAAGTTCATCGCATCTTCAACTCGTTACTTAGTGTTTGAAAACAACACAGCGGCTACGAGAAACAGATTCTTATCAATCGTTAATCCTTACTTAGAATCAATCCAACAAAGACAAGGTTTATACGCATTTAGAGTGATTATGGATGAAACTAATAACACTCCTGATGTGATTGATAGAAACATAATGGTAGGTGAAATATTCTTACAACCAGCAAAAACTGCTGAATTTATTGTTCTTGATTTCAACGTATTACCGACTGGGGCAGCGTTTCCAGAGTAATTAAAGGTATAGTTCCCCATTTCGGTGGGGAACTTCTTACTTTTTTTTGAAGTGAGGATATTTATAATAAACAAATTAGTTGAATTAACAACGGAGTAAATTAAATGGCACAATTATTAGACCCAACAGAAGTAATGTTCACATCTTTTGAACCAAAGATGTCGAATCGATTCATTATGTATATTGAAGGGATTCCATCATACTTAGTTAAAGCGGCCAACAGACCTGAGATAGCAAATGGTAAAATTACCATTGACCATATTAATGTTAGAAGATATGTAAAAGGTAGAAGTGAGTGGAGTAGTTTAACAATTTCATTGTACGACCCAGTAGTACCATCAGCAGCACAGGCAGCAATGGAATGGGTTCGTTTACATCATGAATCTGTAACTGGTAGAAACGGTTACTCTGATTTCTACAAAAAAGATATCACATTTAACAGTTTGGGTCCTGTAGGTGATAAAGTAGAAGAATGGACGTTAAAAGGAGCATTTATCGAAACTGCTAAATTCTCAGATATGGATTATACTGGTGAAGATTTAGCAACTGTAGATTTAACACTTGCTTACGATTACGCAATACTACAATACTAATTTCGGATTGTTGTAATACAAATTGAAAATTAAGAACCTCATCTATTTAGATGGGGTTTTTTAGTTTAAAAAGTTTTATTTTAATATTTATATAAGAACATAGTTTTAAAACGGAGTAACAAAATGAGTGAATTACAAGATGATTACAAACAAAACATCTCAAATGAAGAGATGGTGGAACTTGCTAAACAACAATACGAACAAAAGCAAGTTTCCGATTACAAATTCCCTACTGAAATAATTGAATTACCATCAAAAGGGTTGATTTATCCAAAAGATAACCCATTATCATCAGGTAAGATTGAATTAAAGTATATGACTGCAAAAGAAGAAGATATACTTACAACTCAATCTTATATCAAAGATGGTTCAGTATTGGATAGATTGTTCCAATCACTTATTGTTTCAAATGGTGAAGGTTTACCAATCAAATATGTTGATTTGGTAGTTGGTGATAAAAACGCAATTATGATTGCAAGTAGAATTTTGGGATATGGTAAGGATTATGAGGTTGAGTTGAATGACCCATTCTCACCAGATACAAAGCAAAGTGAAACCATCGATTTAACTCAATTTGAAAATAAAGAGTATGATGGTTCTAACCAAATTGAACTACATAAAAACGAATTTGAGTTTCAATTACCACAGTCGAAAAGAACAGTAACTTTTCAGGCATTAACCGAATCAAAAGAGCGTAAGATTAAACATCAAATTGAAGAATCTAAAAAAGCTGGTAGGAAAATGAGGGATGAAACCTCAAAAGATTTAACTACGAGATTGAAAAATATGATTTTATCAGTTGATGGTGAATATGAGCAAAAATTAATAAATCAATTTGTTGATAATGAGTTATTCGCTATAGATTCAAAAGAACTTAGAAAATATATGAATGAAGTTACACCAGATATTGACTTGAAATGGGAATTTGTATCTGAGGAAACTGGGGGAAGGAGAGAGATGCTACTGCCTATGGATGTCGGGTTTTTTTGGCCTAACTCTTAACTATAGGAAGTATTTACACTCACATATATTTGACCTTATTTATCATGGAAATGGTGGATTCACTTTTTCAGATGTTTACAATATGCCGATATGGGCACGAAAGTTTTATATTCAAAAAATAGTTGAATTTAAAACAGAAGAGAAAAAAGTACATGATAAAGAAATGAAAAAAGCAAAATCAAAGGTTAGAAGATAATAGAAACCCAACATAATTGTTGGGTTTTTCTATATTTATAGATAAGTAACTTAATAAGGACACTATTATGAAAGCAATAAAAAAATCAAAATTAACTGAAGTTCTAAAATCTAAAGGATTATCAGAGGGGTTCTTAGATACGTTTTTTAGAAAGCTAAAAAAAGCTAGAAAAGAAAAAGAGTATGAAAAACTTACTCAAGACCCAAAATACCAAGCCTTATTAAAAAAACATAATCTTAAACCTGTAGATTATTTAAAAAAGAATTCTTTATCAGATTTAGGTACTGCTGTAAAATACTAGAAGGATTTTAAATGGCTCGTAAAAAAGGCGAACAGACGTATAATAAAGATACACAACGCAGAATTGATGATTTAACGCAGCAGAATGAGTTGCAGACAAACTTAGCTGCGGGTTTAGAAAAGCTTATAAAGGCTCAGACAGGCTCAGCTGATGCTGCTGGAAAGATTACGGAGAGAATGTTAGGGCAAAAAGATGCCGCAGGAAAACTCCAAGTTATTTTAGAAGAAAAACAAAAAATCTTAGAAGGTCATTATAAATTAAACAAAGTTCAACAGGCGTTGCTGTTGAAAACCTTGGAAAACTCCGAAGAACAAGCTAAGGTAAATGTTAAACTTAAAGATTTAGCAGAAGAGATTAAAGACCTAACAAAAGAATATAAAGATGAACTTTTAGGAAGTTTAGGAACTCTTGGAAAAATGCTAAAAGCAGGCACTACTTTAGGGTTTGCTATGGAAGCACTTAAAGGAACTACTGCTGCGATTGGTGATATATTTAAAACTACTGTTGGATTAGCATCAGAATTGAACCAAGAATTAGGTATGAGTGGTGCCGCTGCAATGGAAGCTGGGATGATGAACTTTTCAGCGGCCGCGGTATTCTCTAAGTTTAGTATAGCAGAACTCAACCAAGCTACCAAAGATTTTGCAACTACAATGGGTACGACTGCTGGGTTAACAAACGACCTTAGAAACTCAATGGCAGCTATGACCAAAATGGGTGTTGGTGGTGAAGATGCAGCTAAGATGGCACAATCGATGGAATCTGCCGGCGGTAGTGCTAATGATATGACCGAAGAGATATCAAAGATGGCACAAGATGCAGGTGTATTGGGTTCAGTTGTATTTAAGGATATGGCATCTCAACAAAAGCTTATGGTTGGTATGAGTGAGAAAGAGATTAAACTTTTAGCTCAAAAAACCATTGCAATGAATAAGCAAGGCCGCTCTTTAAGTGATATGAGGAGTATAGCTGATAATATGTTGGATATTGAATCTAGTATGAAAGCTCAGGCAAAAGCACGAATTATGTTGGGAGATAAGCTTACCGCCACTCAAATGGAAGGTATGCAAGAAATGACCGCCGCTGCAATGGACTTTATGAACACAGGGGATGCTACAAAATTAAATGCCGCATTGGATAAAACCAATATGTCAGCGGAAGCATTCAAAGAACTAGGCCCAAAAGGGATGGAGCAATACGCTGCAGCAATAGGGATGACATCTGATATGTTATCAGAGCAAATTCAGAAGCGAGAGCAAGCTAAAAAAATTGAAGAAAGTAGTGACCTCGAAAAAGGCTTAGCAACTGCTTTAGATTATTATCAAAAAACTCCTGATGCAATTAAAGAAGGAACAACTGCCTTAATTGGGTACATCGCTCAGATGACTGTTATGAATATGATGCAGGGTAAGGGTACTGGTT